AGAGCTTGAACACCCCCTCTTTTAGCTTGATGGTAGCACCTACGAGGGATATTTCAATGATCGCGCCCTGGTACAAGGCCCGGATTTTTTGTGCATTGCGGGCGATGATGCGTAGGTTACGGGCTTCAAAGTCTTTAAAGAGGTCTTCGGAGTTGGGCATGAATTAGGAACTAAGCTGTTTTACTACTATTTGGCTTTACTTGCGTCGCACTCTTCGGCTTTGGGTTCGCTATTGAGCCTTTTAAATTTCCAAACGGCAACTGTTCTTTCATCATTCAAAATCATATTATAATACCCGAAAAACTTTGCAGCAAAAATCGTTGTTAGTCTGCCTTGTCTATCTTGATAGTAAATCCACTCCATATTTTTAGGTTAAGTTTTACGGTATGCCTTCTGTTTTTTCGTCTCTGCCACTCCGAAGCGGGTTGCTCTCGTCCTTTTGTTTTTGTAACTCCTGCTGCCATAGCTTTAAGGATTCATAGGAGAGCTTTATTAGCACTTCCTCTATCTGCACTTGTGGGGTGGTATTTTGCGCTTCATTGGGCATTGCATCGCTTTAGTTGTTTTCTCCCTTACCCGTTCTTTGCTTACTTACAATGCGCTCGATCCACTGCCGCTCGCCTATCCAGTCCCTTCCGTAGTATCGGGTCTTGATCCTTTGCTTTCCCTCACTGTGATAGAAGCGGTTGGCGAGGTACAGGCCCATTAAAAAGCCTACGATGACCCCTGCACAGAGTTTATCCATACACCCTCCTTTTTACAAGGCCCACCACTATAAATAAGAGTAGACAGGTAAACATTATTTTTTAATTACGGTTGCTTTTATAACAAATACGGGTATATCGAAATAATCCATTTAGAGTTGGTTTTGATTCATGATTTGGTTTAAGGCCCCGGCGCTGTTAGCTTCCTGTTCAATCTGCGCTAGCTCCGCCTGCACATCTTCTGCAATCCCCAGCTGACGCACCCCCGTGTCTTTGGACATGATGCCCCCACTGACCGCCGTGGTCAGCGTGTTCACCAACCCCTCCATGTCTTTGGGCAGGAAAAACTCAAACTGCGGCTTGATCTTTAAGCTAATTCCTTTTTTCAGCGTCAGGTCAATGGTGGACAGCGCCGCCTTCAGGTAGTTGATCCTGCGCTGCACCCCTTCGCCGAAGATGCCCGCTTTTTTAGCCGCTTTCAGGTGCGCTCCCATGAACATACACTCCATCGCAAAGCCGGAGGTCTGCCCCACCCCTTTTAGGGCGTCAAAGGAGATGTCCGGGGTAAAGGTGCAGGCATAAATCACTTTAAAGAGGTTGTCGATCTCCATTTTAATCGATTCGGGGGCGTGGTCCCAGGAAAGGAACTTGGCGTCGGCCTTCTCATCGGCCTGGATGGCCTTGCCGTCCTGCTCTTTTTCCGGTAGCGAGGTAATCTCCCCGGAGGTAAACAAAATGGGGGAGCCCGAATAGTCGTTGGTGTCAGCGTGGCGCGAAAGAACGGTTTCCAGTCGGTCGATAGCCGTTTGCACGTCGGCCCATTCCGGCGTGGGCTGCGCATAGTAGATCACGGGAATTTTCTGTACCATGTTGGCTACGGGGGGGTCGATTAGCCAGCCCTGGTCGGTCTTTTGGCCGTGGTAAAAGAACTTGTCGGTATAGACGTCAAAGTGCTGCTCCTGTTTTCCTTCGCTTTTTAAGGTATAGCCCCTTCCAAAAGCGATCATATTACCCGTAGGGTCGAAGATGGGCCGGATCTCATCGCCCAGCGAGTGGGCAAGGACTTTCATGCGAAGCCGGAACTTGCCGTTAATTTTGGTCTCCCCCCAATACTCCGAGGGGTCTTCCAACTCTTCGGTGTACCACAGTTCCGCAACTTCGGTTTCCGACATCATCTTTTCCGAGAGGTCCATGCTCTTATAATCGAGCTTATTGTCGTCCCATACTTTTTCTATTCCCTCTAAGAGCGTTTTTTCCACCGAGTTTTCCTCTGCGTTAGCAACCAGTTTAATGGGGTTGCCACACAGGAAGGCTGCCGCCGTTTGGGTGATGATCTTTTGCATCGGTACGCCAATGCGGGCCACTTTTTTGGTGTCCACGATGCTGCCGTTTTCATCTTTGATGGGTTTATCTTTTCGCTTTACGGGGTCAAAGACATCGTGCAGGGACACTTCGTACTGCTTTTGGTAGGTCTCCAGCTCCGGTTTTTCGCCCACCTCCTGGTCAAAGGCGTCCTTTAGTTTAGCGGTATCCGAGGTAAGTAACTCTTGTAAGCGTTCTGTTTTCATTATGGGGCTATGTTTGAAAGGTTCTTTTTAGGTTGTTTGGATATTGTTTCTTCTTCCACGATCATGGTCAGGGCGTCGGGGGCGTCGTCGTGCTTGTTCTTTCCTGTCGCCATATACCCCGTTACGGCACTATAGAACTCCGGCCACATCAGATCCCAGCCTTCGGGGTAGTAGATCATATTCTGCACTTCAGCAGCCTTTGTGAAAATTCTAACCTCTTTGTTGTGGGTCTGGTGAAACCACGAAAAGGCGGTTTTTCGGTTGTGTAGCTCCCGGCACTTCTTTTCCACGTTGCGGGCAAAGCCCCGGCCCCCGTTATTGGACTCCACTTTTACCCTATCTACCAAAAACTTGGTCAACTGCCTTGCGGTGGCGTCTTCGGTGGTTTCCATGCCCTGGGCGGTATAGTACACATCCAACAGGTAGTAACCGTGGGGGGTAGGGCTATAGACGATGGAACACAGGTAATCCTCTCCGGTATCAGCGGTATCAACGACCGCCTTTTTCGTCCCAGCCTCTACGGGGAGGGTTCTGTATAGCTTGTACTCTTTATACAAAAGCCCCTCTTTTGCCTTTGGATCGCCCTGGTAGAGATTGCCAAATACATGGCTGTCCCTTTTTCTGATGCCCTCCAACTTCTCTGCGCTGTGTCTTTCCGGCCATAGGGCTTCCCCTTCCCTTCGGGGGTCGTACTCAGTGGGCGGGCCTACTTTTAAGGCCGGGAAGGTGAACACCTCCCAATCATCTTCCTTACCCAGCAGGTAGCCCGCTAAATCCTTTTCATGCCAGCGGGTGAACACAATCAGCTGCTGGGAGTTGTTGTGCAGCCGGGTTTCAGCAACGGTATTGTACCAATCCTGTATCGACTCCCGTATCGTTTCACTCCAGGCGCTCTTGGCGTCCTTGTAGATGTCATCCATGATCAGCACATCCACCGGGTCACCGGTTAGCGGTCCACCCACCCCTACGGTCTTAATGCCGCCCGAATGCCCTACCACCTCCACTTCGTCCATCGTCCTTACGTAGCCATCGCGCCCGCTGCCCAAGACCGTTTCAGGGAACACCGCCCGGTAAGGCTCATCGTCGATGACCCGCTGGATTTCCCGGTTGAACTTGCGGGCTTTGGAAGCGGAGTACGAAACAATGGCGATGCGTTTCTCCGGGTCTCTGCCCAGGATAAACGGGGGCAGCCTACGGGTGCTCCCTTCGGATTTACCGTGTTGCGGTGGTACAAAGACCATCAGCTTTTTTATTTTCCCCTCTGCAAACTGTGAAAGAACTTCATAGTATTTCTCATGAAACCAATTGGGCTGAAAGGTGGGCATCGTCCACTTGGCAAACCCCAGCAAATCCTTTTTAGCCCTTAGCTTCGCCTTTTGCTCCAATAGGTATAAAAGCTCCCTTTTATCACTTATGGTCATTTGTTTAAGAGCTTTTGGATACGCTCGTTAATATCTTCTTCCGATAGGTTTCGGAACAGGTCCTTGCCATCCCTACCGGTTACTTCCTGGTTCACTTTGGAGGTCTCTATCAAGTCGTGATAGGCTTTTAAGATGAAGATCCCCAGTGAGGGTACGATGTCCCCTTGAGCCGTTTTTTTGACCACAATAGCCTCGCATTTGTTATACATCCTTTTTATCGCGTCGAAAACTTCTTCGTCTTCCTTGAACTTTTCCAGCACGTAATTGAACTTAGTGCGGTAGGTATCGCACTTTTCAGCCACTTCGGAAAGGAAGTAGCAATTGTCATTTATAGCCGCCAGTGCCTTTTGTGCCAACTCTAAGGCCACTTCCTT